CTACACTTCTTGGAGATAACCTATAGTTAAACGTAAAACTTCTAAGAGTTGGGGAATTGAATAACAACTCTAGATTCGAATTGGGAACGATACCTGCGCCTCTTGCAAGAATTGATTCAGATTCAACTCCCATACCTTGAAGCTTTAACAATCTGGATACTCCTTCGGATCCAATTAACATTCCCAATTCTTCACTTACTCCGTTTTTAGTCAAATTTTCTATATTTTTTGTCAACAAACCCGCTTTAGCACCTTGCGTCATTCCAGCTCCGAATAGACCTCCAAGTGCAGCACCAGCGGCCGCTGTTGTTGCTGCAGATTTAACGGTTCCTAATGTATTTGCGGTTATAGCAGTTGCAAGATTTCCCATCGAATCATCACCCCAACTAACATTATTACTATCTGCAATACTATTAGGCATAGGAAGAAATACAGTTCCAAGTACTTCTGTGAAATTAGATACTTTTTGAACTCCTCCACTTAATGTTTGAATAGCTGATGCAGTGCCTCCAAAAATAGCATCAGCTCTAGATGGTCTATATCTAGATTGCGATATTGCAAAATGGTCCTGTTGACTTGTCATCATGTCTAGAGGATACTTTATCTCTCCACCAAATATTTCCTTTTCGTTTTTTACTCCAAACTTATCATTATTGACTGCAAAATTCTTATAACTTTGTGCTGGATTTTCTAGAAATGCGAACAGAGATCCAACTCCTCCTCCACCACCAGCTGGTGTTGTAGCCGCAGCAACAGCAGCCGCTGTAGGAGTTGTATTTGGAGGAGCAATACTTGATGATGTAGTAACGGTTCCTGGGGTTTGTCCTCCTGTAGAAACAACTGTTCCCGCTGATGTGGTAGTATATCTTACATTGTATCCGCCCAATCCACCAGTTGTTCCTGTAACTTCATTTTGTGGTGTAACTGATTCTTGTCCGGAAGTTCCTCTAGTAAAATTTCTAGATGCCCATTGTGGCAACTTTGATCCGGAATTAACTCCACCAATACTAGTATATGCTGATTGAATTGATATAATAGTTCTTATGTGCAAATCATTCTGTTCATTTTCTGAAAATCCTAATGATGTTGCGGAAGTGTTCCATTTACCATCTACATAGATAGGTTTTGTTCCAACGGGAGCATTTTGTTGAATAATTTGAACATAACCTGTTCCTAGATCATATTGAAGATCATATGGAACTCCATTTTTAGTCACTAATGGTTTTAAAACGTTTATATACGCCACTTATGGTTTACTCCAAGCTTTGTGATTGGGGAAGGGTTGACCTCTTATATCAACAAATTTTTCAGTGGGTAATAATGCAACGGAGGGCCAATCTTTTTCCGGAACTCTTAAAAATCCTCCAGAAACTCCAGAAAAAAAGTAACGATGAATAGTATTACGAGGTATACCTATGGTACTGCCATTATTTATTAGGCCTTTTGCAACTCCTTCACGATATTGTCTATTGAGGTAATGTAAATTAGTACCTACAAAATAATTCTGATCATACTTAATTTCAGTAACATATACTAAAGGTTGTCTATCAAAAAAGGATAACTTGGGAGTATTTGCTCCATAAATGAAAAAATACATTCTACCAATTTCAATGCCACCAGTATCTGAGAGGTTTATATCATTTTGATCCAATTCACCAAGATACTGTCTAAGTTGGCCAGAAAACCAGTCTCCACTTTTGTTTTTTCCTTTTACTTGTTTAAGTAAATCATATCCAAATCCTTTTCCATCAATATACGGTTCATCCCTCCAACTCATATTCCTAGATCCTCTTCAGTCATGATTCGGAATTCATAATTACGATCTGCACAATATTCTTTTGCTGCTTCCCATTTTGCTTGGTTTTTTACCCATGTTTGAACTTTATAAGCCCATGCCTTTGTTCTTTTTTTAGGATTCTGTTCAGGCATTTCAACTTCTTTTTTTGGTTTAATTTCTATAACTACCATTCGAGTATTTCCACTTTTGTCTTTATACTTGACAAAAAAATCTGGAAAATATCTATGAACTTTACCATCAAGAGGTGAACGATACGGAATCCAAAATTCTTCAGACGCCCATTGACCTACGCTTTCATTTAGATCACAATAACGCATGAATTTTCTTTCCCACAGAGAACGATAGACAATATTTGCGGGATCTCCTCTATATTTTTTTGGATTTTCTGGCCTATATTTTCCCTTATAACTCATATACATACTATAGATCCTTAAGTAATATTTATAGATGGCTGAGCCTAATCCATACAGAGTAGATCCAATCTACCTAAGGATGACCCTGCCTAGGAATACAAATGATGGTCGTGCCGCTTTACCTGGTGTTAGCGAACTATTTGGTGAATTATCTGTAACTAGTCAATTTAAAGTTACTTTGTTTCTAGGTGATACTTATCCTGTTACAGATTCGGACTCAGATATTAATGCTTGGTTAGTTACTTGTGGTGTATTGGGATCAAATTTATTCAGTGGAAATCAGTCCTATTTGAATTCACTTCGTTATGAATTCATGTGCAGTGAGACGTTCCTTCCAGGAGCATCTTTTGGTATGTTGGAAGAAACTGGAAGTAGACAGGGAATGGTAGAAAGATTCCCAAATCGTAGAGATTTTCCAGAAGTCACAATGACATTTTATGTTGATGCTGAGTATGGAATTATTCGTTTGTTTGAAGAATGGATGAATTTCATAAATCCTCTTTACAATCGACAGGGTAGATTGACATCTGGTAATCCCAGAGGAGGAGTTGGTCAATTCTCAGATGATCAATTTTTTAGATTTAGATATCCAAATACGTATAAAAGAGATTTAGCGATAACTAAATTTGAAAGAGATGTTTATGTGGATCCTAATACTAGGAATGTTGAAAGAACGCCATCAATGTTAACTTATAAATTTATTAATGCTTTTCCAACCAACTTGACAGCACTACCAGTAACTTATGAGGGCAGTACCATTACAAAAACTACAGTGAGTTTCAATTACGATCGTTATGTGATATTGAATCATTTTGGAACAGGCCAAAATACATATTCAAATCCATTTGTAACCGAAAATGGAGAAAATATAAGTCTTACCAATCCAAGTTTTAGTTGGGGTGAAGCTCCAAATTATTTCACAAATCCAACATTTGGAGTTGGTTCTGGTATTGATGTTTCACCCGATTTCAGACCACTCTAAATAAGTTTAACTGATTACATAATTAAATGCCATTACCTAAGATTGCCACACCAACTCATGAACTTAAATTGCCTTCTACAGGAAAACCAATAAAGTATAGGCCATTTTTAGTTAAAGAAGAAAAAGTTCTAATTTTAGCTTTAGAAAGTCAAGATATTAAACAGATTACATTAGCAATTAAATCTGTTCTAAAAGATTGCATTTTAACCAAAGGAATTAAAGTAGAAGATTTGCCTTCCTTTGACATTGAATATATTTTCCTAAACGTTCGTGGAAAATCTGTTGGAGAATCTATTGATTTGATTGTTACTTGTTCGGACGATGGGACAACAGAAGTTCCAGTTAAACTTTTTGTAGACGAAATTCAAGTTCAAAAAGACGAAGAACATTCTACAGAAATCAGAATTGACGACAGTATTGTAATCAAGATGAAGTATCCTTCATTGGAACAATTCATCAAAAATAATTTTGATTTTACAACTCAAGAGTCCGTATCAACTATTGAGAGATCTTTTGATATCATTTCATCTTGTATTGAATCAATCTTTACAGAAGAAGAAGCTTGGGCAGCTTCAGATGTAACAAAGAAAGAGTTGATTGAATTCATTGAAAGTATGAACGCAGATCAATTTAAGAAGATTGAAAAGTTCTTTGAAACTATGCCTAAACTATCTCATACTTTTACTGTTATAAATCCAAATACTAAACAAGAAAATACGGTAACTCTGGAGGGACTTACCAGTTTTTTCGGCTAATTATGGCTCATATTGATCTTGAGTCATACTTCCGAATTAACTTTGCTCTCATGCAGTTCCATAAATACTCTTTGACAGAGATTGAAAACATGATGCCTTGGGAGAGAGATATCTATCTTGCCCTATTGAAACAACATATAGAAGAAGAAAACCTAAAGGCACAACAGGCGGCAAACCGTGGCAGTTAGTTCACTACTCAATCCATCTAGTATTGTTAGAGAAAGACCAACAACGGCTGCAGCTGCTCAGAATTTTATTACTGGTGGAGCTCCTCTCGGTGGAGGAGTTGTTGCTAGTGCTGCTAACAAAATTGTAGGCTTCCAAAGAGGAGCAAGTGCAGTTGCCGCAAGACCACCTGATTTAAATTCTATCATTCAAACCCTATCATCGAACATTTTAAATAATGTTGAAAATAGGGTACAATCAATAAATCAAAATGTAACTCAGATAGTAAACAAAAAAGTTGGTGAGTTACAGACAGATCATAAAGAAAGGTTAGATAAGATTGATGCTGCGAGACCCAATTCTATCTTACAAAATTTCTTAAATTTATATAAAGAAGCTATTGGTTATATTCAATTCTTAGGAAATAAGAAGAATGTAAAAACTCTTGGTGAAAATCTAAAAGCGATTCAAACAGTATTTACTGAAACTTTTAATGTTGCGAAGATCATTCGTCAAACAATCTTAAGAATAGTAAAACAACTTTCCAATTTACCTACTGCATCTACTGGTGGCGGCGGATTAAATTTGGATATTGCTGTCCCTGGTGGACCTCTTAAGAGAGGGCCAATGTCCAAACTTTCAAGAGTGTTGAGAGCGGGCAGAACAGGACTTATGTTGGGTGGGGCTGCATTAGCAGGTGGACTAGGATCTAAAGTCGTGAGTGGAATGTTAGACATTGGTGGAGATGTTCAAGCCGCACCAATGTCAGAAGGGACGATACCTGGAGAGTTGTTGGATCGTTTTAGTGCAATATTAGACAGATTCTCTACTGCAATTAATTCCCTATCAAAGGTTAAAAAATCTCAACCTTCTGCTGGTGGAGCCGCTCCAGTTCCACAAAAACCACCAG